ATGACTTATTCACAATCTGCCAATCCAAATGCAACTAACAGCGAGTTAGATGCTAAGATAATTATCAAATATGATGCAACAAATCAACCTGAAGATTGGGAGGACTTTTGGAATCGTTCTATTGATCTTTATTCACTTAAGGAGGAAAAATCTTAATGTCAACTTATCAACAATTCCACGAGTGGTTAAACGATTGTCCTACTAATTTTACAGAGTATAAGGACAATATTGATTCAATTACTATTACATTTGACACTCATAAGTTTCCTATAGGTGATGAAGATTTCACTGCTGATGATGTAGAAAAATGCATAGTTGATGGTAATGATTATGCAGAATGTGTTGATAAATTAGTTGAATCTATGGGGAATAATAATAACTGTATGCAAACCTTTATTCCAGGATTCCATGACTAAACTAACATATAGTGATTCTCCATTCTTCTCAAATTGGAGTCAAACTTATTTCACTAATTTAACATTAGATGAGCACATTGCTAATAACAATTGGTTGATGAATATGCTTACTATGTTAAAAGATGACGGTGAATTATATGTCCCTTGTTTAAACAAATCATTCAACAGATTAGGGGAGGAAATTGTATGAAACTACCACGCAAAACAGTTATCGAAAGGTTTAGACAAGTGGTGGAAGATAAGAGACTATGTTTCACTAATGATTACGATATTGTTTGCGAATATTGGAAAGATTTCATACAATTCTTATATGATGGTAATAACATTGATAAGGAAGATTTAGATAGGTTATATACACATTACTCATAAATATGCAATAATTACTAAAGAGAATGCCAGTTCACAAACTGGCACAAGGTCGCTTGATTTTTACCCCATTTTATGAGATACTAATAGTATGAATAAAACAATTACTAAATCTCTTTTTTCACAGTCGCTCAATCTATGCGATGATTTCCTAGGTTTCGAGTGGACACAATCCACTAGAACATCTATGTTCGATGTTTACCGTAGGGATAATGAACTAGATCCAAATCTAGCAATTTATCACTATGGAAATGATGTTTTCAAAGTGTCAACAATGGTTTACACATATGATGGATGCACTAAAGGTGATTCCATACATTTAGGCACTTTCGATAACATTTATGATGCTGAAGATTGTGCTGAAACTTATCTCAAAGATCTGGTATTAGACCTCGGAGTTTAATACTTAGGTCTTTTTTTATGCCCACTTATAATATTAATCAAATGGCACAAATTAAGAAAAAACTTCCTACATTAACCGATGAACAGTTTATCACATTTAAAGAGAAATATGCAAATAAGGTAATAGATAATGTGCAATATGAAAAGGATAAAAGAACACAAGGAGAGGACTATTTGTATGAGAGAGTATTAACAAACCTCGACAAATTAACACCAGAAGAAATATATAAAGGGTTCTATTCTATATACGGAGAAAATCAATTATTTAAAATGTTTGAGGAGGTTAATGATACTCTTACAACAAATTAAAATGCATAAAATATCATTATTTCAATTCATTACAATTCCTCAGAGCGAGCGAATTTTTTTTAAACACGCATGTATAATATAAAGGTACCTCAGATTTATTAATCTATGCCTGTTAAGTCAACTCCTGCAAAATCTACATCAACTCGTAGAACTCGCAGCAGAAAGACATCAACAACTAAGGCACAATCTCTGAAGCAAGTTAACAACAAAGAGATTCAATCTCCTGGAAAAGTTAACATCACTGCATCAAAGATTAAGACAGTTAAAAAACAGACCCCTGTTAAATCTGTCAAAGTTGTTGTAAATCAGGAGGACACAAAACGCCCACAAGTTGAACTCATCTCTGTTGAATCTTATCTTGAAGATATAAACAAGAGATGGCAAATTCATCACTTTGAAACAAAAGAATTGGTGAGAGATTTAAACAAAGTTGTTAACTATCTCACACCACATTTTGAGACATTTGTGAAAAGAATTGAATCACTTGTATGACAGTTTAGAGAGTGTCCACTCAACCCCCACTAGGGGGTTTTTTATTGCTATTATTAAAGAGTAAAGAAATTCAACATTTATGTCATTTTTCAAGCACATTCAACTCCATAAGTATGACCTAACTGATAAAGGAGTTAGTCAAGCATGTTATGATGAATTGGTTGCAAGTGGAAACAACTCAAATGAAAGTCAACTTCGCATCCTTGCAGACAGTATGAGAGAAGAATTCAAAGACTACATGAGACCATTATTTGCATAGACCAGTTCACAAAGTGTCCACAAAACCCCCTCAAGGGGGTTTCTTTTTGCTATTATATAAGAGTGGAGGCAAGGGAAACCGATTTCTTCACTCACTATTCACTCTAATTCATTTTGAACCTTATGAGAAAAATTGAAAGACAAATGAACTTTGCTCTAAGCAACAAAGCAAACTGGTCAGGGTCTAACACAACAGTTAGTTACAATGACTCTTCAAATTGTTCTTCAGTTTATCTACATGGTCATCAAATTGCAACCCTAGATCATAACACAAAGGCAATCAAATTGTCCTCTTGTGGTTATGAAACTAACACTACAAAAAGCAGACTAAATGCTATTTTGGAAGAGGTTAAATACGGTTGCAGAGTATTCCAAAAGAACTTTGTTTGGTTTGTTAATTATAACAATCAAAATCTAATGTTCTGGGATGGGATGATCTTATTAGACACACAATCCTTAGAGGTGGCATAACTTATGCCCCTCTTTTTTCTGTCCTTTATTATTCACTATTATGCAACCTCTAACTAACAACATCTACGAAGAAGTTTGTAAAGAGTATTATAATGAGGTCTATGAATATGATTCTATTAGTGTATACTATAACCCACTATATTGGGAGGTAGAAACATGCAATTAGTATCAAATGTTGGGTCAATTGTTATTGACTATTATCCTGTAAAGTCTATTTTCACTCATAACATTATACCTAATCTTAATTTAAAAGTTGTATCAAATAAAGGACAGACTTTATATAAACTATTACTTGATGATAACGCAGTTGGTGATGATATAATTAGACGTAATGATTCAGGTAAGTATAATATAACAATTAACACAAAAAGATGCCCACAATACATTAATCCAAATGAAAAGGAGGTATTATGAAACTTATTCGACGCACATCTTTCAAAACATTTGCAACAATTGAATCACCAATTAGAGCACAATTTGTGAAAGTTATTGACACAAAAACAGGTCGTAAAGTATTAGTAAAAAACCCTGAATACATTTCTAATTATAATTCACAAGAAGAGAAACATCAGCAATATTGTTATAAACCTCATCGTACTATTCACAACTATTAAGGAGGTAATTACTCATGTCAGTTATCATCAATCAACTCGATTTTCTTTCTGAAGTTCTCCAGGACTTTTGTAAATTGCATTCAATAGAGTTTGCATCTGCGGATGACATTCTCTATGGTAGTGATAATAATCTCTCACAATATGAAAAGGATTGGTTAAACAATTATATTCAAATATGGAACCTTAGTGAACAATTAGAACGAATTAACGAGAAAGCAAAGGAGTTATATTTTGGAGATGAAGATGATGCAGAATAAACATATCGAACATCCTGAAGATTCTATTCTTAATGGTGATTTAAGTGCATTAGATTGGTTTCTTAAAGATTCATTTAAGTCAGTTAAATTTGATGGTGCTCCTGCTATTGTATGGGGTGAAGATTTCACTCAAAATTCACATTTAACGAAGCAATTCATCGGCACTAAAAGTGTATTTAATAAACGTAAGATTAAGGTTAATTATACACATGATGATATTAATTTGAATCATAATGGTAATGTAGCAGATATATTACATGTATGTTTTGATAATCTTCCTAAGATAAGTGCTATTATTCAATGTGATTTTATCGGTATAAAAGGCAGCAATACATATACACCTAATACTATAACTTACAAATTTAAAGATAAAGTAGAGCATAATATTGTAGTTGCCCCACATACATTTTATAAGTCAAGTTATAAGGATTGTGTATCACTTAATACGACAAGATCAACACCACTTAATTATAACTTAACAGAGGCACATAAGTCTATACGTGATAACAAAGATGTATTATTTCTTCAACCTAAAGTATTACAAACTCCATTAAAAGATCTAGAGCAAAGAGTAAACGATATTAAACAATTTGCATCTAATGTTGATTATATTGTAGGTGAACGGTTAGCATCATATAAGAAGAAGATTAATCAGTTTATTCGACAACAACTACCTGTTAATTCTGCTGAGTTCGATAATCCTTTATTGATTGAATTATGGGGTCTAGTGAAAGAATTAAAAGACGATATACTAACAACATTATCCCATGATTCACCTATACAAAGTTATATCGGAGATACACAAATTGATGCAGAAGGTTATGTATTAGAGAACGAATATGGTATGTTTAAAGTAGTAAATAGAGAGTTATTCTCCTATGCTAACTTCACAAATAGTAAGTTTAATTAATGTTTTTAAATATTAATTAAATGTATTAAAAAACATATATGTGTGTTTTATCTCTTTCATGATTAATATCAAATAGTGATACGAATTATGATTGATAATGTATACTTAATCCGTCTTATTATCCCTTATTAATGTTAGTTTTAATTAGTATATTAATCGTTATAAATGTTAGTTCTTATCGTTATCTTAGCGAGCAGATTATAACACTCTCGCTAGAAAATGTCAAGGAATTTATAACATTTTCCTACTATAATCTTTTTGTTAATATATCAACACAAAAAGACATATTGTGTTATACATAGTATCAATGAACTATTGACAATCCTTTATGATTATTGTATAATAACAGTATAATCTTAAGGGGGATTCTTATGACTATGTTCGCACAATCTTCGAAGAGTAAGTATAGAATAACCTTAGATTTAGATGTGTACGATGACTTTAATCCTCGTGATATTAACTGGGATAAGTTATTCGATCTAGGAGGAACTGAGGCAGTTAATGCATACGTAGAAAACCTATCTTACGATGCATTGTAGTTACTAATGGTCGTGAAATTACAGTGAATTATATATACCTTTGTAAGGGTTTATGAGACACTATCTAATAACAACCTAGAAAGGATTAACGCACAGTTAGTAATAGTCAAGTCTAGCACATTATCGTTGAAAAGTAAAGCAATAAAGGACAGTATATAAACTGTCATATAAGGAATAGACAAAATATTGTAAATGGTTTATAATACTTGTATAAACAAATTGAGGTTTAGTTTATGTCAGAAACTGCTAGAACTTGGGAGGAGTTAAATGACACAGAACTTGAAATCTTCGACATACCAGAGTTACAAACGGAAGAAAAATTCGACTTCAAAAGTTACATCGAAGGAGACACAGATTATGCCTAAAATGATAGAATATCCTAATGAAATGTATGATGAGATATTAACATATTATAACTGGAAATAACCAGTCTATTTGTATTACTTTGGGGAACGAGTTTGCCCCTATAAAGTTACTCAAACTGCCCACTTATTTACTACAACAAAATGTCAGTTAACTTTGCACACTTTTTGCTAGAAAATGCAAATAATGGCAATGAAATCCTAGCAGTTCTTGATGATATTGTGGAGGTAGATTACACAGCATTATAGTTACTAACTCGTAAATCGTTAATTAACACTTAAGGGGGTTATATTTGCCCCCTTATTCGTTCGTGAATCGACAGTTATTTTGATCCGTTTGTATTAACCCCCCGTCGGCGATAGCGGGCTAAAAAACGATAGAGACCCTAACCTACAGAGGTGACAATTCGAGAGAGATATATAAATTTAAAAAAAAATTTCCCTAGGAGAAAAGTCTTTCCTAGGGTTTTTTATTGGCGATATATAGTATAGTAGTGAAATAACTTTTCTTACAAAAAAATCCCCAGAGGAAAAAATCATGGAAAAGGTTTATCACCTCTATGCAAAGGACAAAGAATTATTTTCGGGCACCAAAGAGAAAGAGTTTGAATCTATGGTGTCAACAGTTAAAGGTATGGTAGGTTTAATGAAGACTGATTATGTCGAAGAAGATCTACATATAGAGATAACCGAAGAAAAATAATTGTTGACATTGTATAGATACTCTGTTAAAATTGATTTGAAGGTATTAAACGATTATGGCAAAAGGATTTACCGTTAAAGCAAAGGCTCCCACAAAGAAGTCTAAAGCACCTGAATGGGATATTGATGCAATCAAAGAAAGAATGAGAGGAAAGAAGATAGTCTTCTGTCTTCCAGGTCGAGGGTGTTCCTTCATATTTTTAAAGAACTTCGTTCAATTATGTTTTGACATGGTTCAGAATGGTATGAGTATTCAGATATCTCAAGACTATTCTTCTATGGTTAACTTCGCAAGATGCAAAGTATTAGGTGCTAATGTACTACGTGGTCCTAATCAGATACCTTGGGATGGTAAACTAGAATATGATTATCAGTTATGGATTGATAGTGATATTGTTTTTAATAGTGAGAAGTTTTGGCAACTATGTGATCTTGCTGTTCCTGCTGAAAGTGAAGAGAAAGAAGTTACTGCTGGATGGTATGCAACAGAAGATGGACAAACTACATCAGTTGCTCATTGGTTAGAAGAAGATGACTTCCGTAAGAATGGTGGAGTAATGAATCATGAAACAGTAGATAGTATTAGTAAGAGACGTAAACCTTTCACAGTAGACTATACAGGATTTGGTTGGGTATTAATTAAGAATGGTGTATTCGAGAAACTTGAATATCCTTGGTTTGCTCCTAAGATGCAAGTTTTTGAATCTGGTAGTGTACAAGATATGTGTGGAGAAGATGTCTCATTCTGTCTTGATGCAAAAGAAGAAGGATTTGAAATTTGGTGTGATCCTCGCATACGTGTAGGGCATGAGAAGATGAGAGTAATCTAATGACTGACTATCCGTCTCTCGCAACTATAAAAAAGATTAAATCAGAACAATTGTGGGATCTAGTTGCGAAGGTTCTCACAGAAATTTCAAAACGAGATAATAAAAGTTATCGAGTATATCACAAAAACGAACTTATTGAATTATGACTTATTTGGGAATTTTTATCATTCTTTGTATTATAGGATCAATTTTTTACCTTAATCTTTATAACCCACATTAGGAGACATTTATGGCAATTCGTACATCATCAAGTGGTTCACAGACTATTGAAACAAGACCTAAAAAGACTCGTCAAGGTCTTGGTAAACATACTAAGTATTCAGCAACGAGTCGAAACGGTGGTAAAAAAAGATATCGAGGACAAGGTAAATAATATCAAAGAGGGGGTTGAGATACCCTCTCTTTTTTTATGTTCTAAAAATCCGAGCGTAAACTCTCAATAAAAACCGAGCGTTTACTCTAAATACTTACTATAACTGTGCTAAATAAACTACAGTAGGAATAGTAGTTAATTTGAATGCCTCTTCAACAAGAAACAATTAAAAGTAGGTACTTTAAAGATATTAGTATGTCTTTTAAGGTGAATCCGATTAACTATGATTTGATATCTGTTTCAAATGAAGCTGCAATATCGAGATCTATTCGTAATCTAGTGTTAACTAATAAGGGCGAAAGACCATTTGAACCTGAAATTGGGTGCGACATTCAAAATTCATTATTTGAAAACCTTGATTTCGTTGCTGCTGCCTCTATCAAATCAACTATTACTTATACGATTGAAACTTATGAACCAAGGGTTAATTTACAAGAAGTTATTGTACAACCCAACTTTGAAAATAATAGATATGACGTACAAATCACCTATGAAATTATTGGTATGGATATACCTTCAATTGAAATAGAATTTAGCATTACAGAACCAACAAGATATTAAGTAGATGCCTTTAGTTAATTTCTCTAATCTGGATTTTGACCAGATAAAAACCTCCCTTAAGGATTATGTAAAGTCAAACACGAACTTTACAGATTATGATTTTGAGGGATCTAATTTAACTACTATAATTGATCTATTATCATATAATACCTATATTTCTTCATATAATGCCAATATGGTATCTAATGAAGTGTTCCTTGATAGTGCAACACTTAGGGAAAATATTGTAGCACTTGCAAGAAATACTGGATATGTACCTCGTTCTGTAAGATCTGCTGTTGCAACAGTGTCATTTGAGTGTGATGTAAGTAATACAGGTAATACACCCGCCTCCCTCACTCTAAAAAAAGGAATTGTTGCGTCAACTGCAGCAACTTTTGGTAATTTTAACTATACTTTTATACTTCCAGAGGATGTTACCACTCCAGTTGTAAATAATGTTGCATATTTCTCTAATATTAAGATATATGAAGGTTCACAACTGAACGCACAGTTCACTGTGGACACTTCAAACAAGGATCAGAAGTTTATTTTAGATAATCCTAATATAGATACGTCATTAATTACATGTTCAGTACGAAATACGGAAGAAAGTACTGGTAAATTCATCTATAAATTAACAAATAACCTCTTTGGAGTCACTGATACGAGCCAAGTCTTCTTTATTCAAGAAACTGCGAACGAAAGATACCAATTATTGTTCGGAGATGGTATTTTTGGTAAAAAATTAGATAATTTAAATTTCATAGACGTAGATTATGTCATCTCTAACGGTGAAAATGGCAACGGAATTAGTGATTTTTCCTTTGCAGGACGTTTAGTAGACAGTAATGGCACTACTTTCACTGAAAGTATCTCTCCAATTACAACAATCACTGCTTCATATAATGGACAATCATTAGAAACTGTTGAATCGGTTCGAAAATTTGCTCCCAGAATGTATTCTGCACAAAATAGAGCAGTTACAACATTAG